GGTTGCATGCATAATCTATGAAAATGATTCTTTCCTTTCGGAGTTGAGATGAATATGACTTTCTTTCCTTTGACCAGGACAGTTGCACTCAAGACCTCATCCCACAACTCTGGTCTGGTGAAAGCCATCTCATCCACCACCATATAGTCAAAGGTGTTGCCTCGGATGTTATCTGGTCTCTCACCTGAAAAGAATTCAATTGTGGAGCCAAAGCCAGTGACCAATAAATCTGACCGATTGAAATTAAACAAGCCACTCTTTGCAACTGCTCTCTCAAGATCAGCGAATACTTTCTTGCCTTGCTTATAAACTGGAGTGACCCAAGCTATGCGACAGCCTTTATCATTGATAGCCCACCAAAGTAGTTGATTGATTCCAAGCAAGGTCTTGCCAAACTGCCTACCAATGTTGAGAGCATAATACTTCTCATGGCCATGGTTGATGGCATCATGAATCTCTCGCTGTTTGTCATGTGGTTTGTAACCTTTGACTGTTGACATTAAACAAAGATAATAAAAAACCCGCTAAGTGTGGGCGACCAGGGACTCCCTAATCCATTAACCATAGCGGGTGTATTGAGTGACTTGGTAACTGTTCTAATGGTAAGTAGCCAAGTACTATCATTCAAAGTCGAACTTCTCTACATTCTTAGTCTCAAGTTGCTGGCGATCATGCATTCCAAATTTATTCTTAGCATAGAATATTCCCTTGCCTTCATTGGCCACAATGTTCTTTCCAAGAGCTATGAATTCACCGTCTATATTTTTAATAGTGTGACATTTGTCAGACTCTTCTCTCAACCATCTATACCATGTTCTCCTATCAATTAATTTCATTCCAAGTTTAATAGGAATCCATATCATTAAAAAGTAATCAATGGTTGGAATATGTCTATCAGAAACGAGTACAATCTCTCCCTTATTAGAGATCATCTCTTTTTTATTATTGAGACATTCTTGGATATACTCAAAGCCAAGATCCTCAAGTTGATCTATTATCTCTTGATTATATGCCATTTAGATACAATTATTCTCTTATAATATATTATTGTTCGATTATTTACAATACTTAACATAAAACGTATATGGTAACACTTTCATCTTAGTGAGTAGCCATAGGATAATTCTGTACTTTTTAAAGTCATATCTATCGAATTCTGACCGATCTCTCTTTCTGATGTTGATTAGTCTGAGCATTCTCTCTGCACTGGAGCCAAGCTTTGTGATATCGAATTCTGACTTTTTGTTGAACTGCTCCATGGCTTGCTCTTTGGTGAGCTTGCCACTTCTCACTTGTGCAGCAAGATAGACAATACGCTTATCAATGTCGAACTTTTCAGGGAGGAGGAATGATCCAACAAACTCAGTATAAACATTCTCGCAATGCTTGCCACCATAATCTTGCCAGTTGATTAGTCTCTTCATTTCAGCCTCCATTGAGTCTCTATCAAATCCATAGTGAAATGGTCTGACATTCTTAATTCCTAATGCAGCATAGAATAGTTGATCCTTGAAAGTGAAGAGAGGATAGTTCTGGAGTCTAAGTCCAGAGTATTTGTTATAAACTGATTGAATGTATTTGGCATCCATATAAGTCCAACCTTTTGGAGTTGATCCTTCAGTTCTGAAATCATGACCATTGAGAATGTATTTGATGTTGTACTTGAATGCAGTATCATACATCAGTTTGGTCATTGCAATATCATTTGGAATATCAGCATCTGGAACGCCAGCCCATAAGAATGCATCATTGAGTCTATCGTATTCCTCCTTATTCACAGTATATGTAATTGAGTCAACTCCGAGGAGCTTGACCAGTTGAGTCATATTGTGCACAGCTTCAGGAGCATTCCAATGATTGTCGAAATGAATCACCAATGGTCTCAATCCCCAGTATTTCACAGCTGTGAATAATAGAGTTGAGGAGTCAATACCTCCAGAGATTCCCATGATGCAGTCATAGGTCTTGTCTCTACCTTTCTTTTTAATCTCTTTTACAATGAACTTCAGCTCAAGAGGATTGGCTTGTCTCTCCAGCTCATCATGAAGATCACAGTATTCACATTGCTCATCACCTATATGAGCTATGGTCTCATTAAACAAACAGCGTTGACATTCTTTCATAGTTAACAAAGTTATGATAAATTTTACTAATATACACATTATCCACATGCCGAGTGGAATACTCTCTCATGATTGATTGGCAGATGTCATCCACTGACTGCCAAGGGATAGAGGCTGGCAGATCACCATTAAATATTGAACGCCTTCCCATGAGTCCCATTTCAATGTTGGTATTTGGACAGCCATCATGTGGAGTCAGTCTGAGATTCAGAAAGCATTGAGCATAGACATCAAAGATCTCTGACTTTGCGAATGTATCATGACCAGCTCTGATGATAGGGATGTTGATTCGTTCTTTGATTTCGTTGATTAGCTCTTGACCATAATACTCTGGAGCATTTCCAGAATACCAGAATATCTTATCTCCATTTGGCACCAATGGATAGTGATGTGGAATGACTGCATTGATAGGACACCAGATTGCCTCCACTCCTTTGGATGCCAAAGTCTCAAGGACTTGATGACTGACAGCAATGTTGACTGATTCTTTCACAAACTTAATCCAATCATCTGGCAGATCCTTGGCATCTGATCCAAACCAAACAATTGTGCTTGCTCCAAGATGTGTTGCCAACATGACAAGATCCTCCTCTCTGTACATGCCCATGAACAGAGTATCAATGATCGGTGATTCGTATGCTGTTAAGTTAAATTTTTGAATGAGTCCTTTGTCAAGACCAGCAAGAGATTCTGAGATATGTGCTTGCATTATAATAGTTGTTTAATTTCACTAAACTCTTTATCCAATAGACTGACATTACATCTCTCTGACTTCAGAGATCCAGTCCAATGATCGGTGAATTTATGTTTGTTATTCCATTTGTTTGTCGAGATGGATAGCAGTTGAACTGAGTTGTCACATTCCAAGATTCCAATGTCTTGGTTGCTCTTCATAGCCTTGAGCCACATTGACCAATCAAGACCAGAGTTGAGTTGACCATTGAATGGAGTCCAGTTGATAGCCTCCAGGAATTCTCTATTTAAAAATCGACCAATGCCGATTGGCTCATTCTGCCTCATCTGATCCTTGTATCCTTTCCAATGCACAAGTCTGATTGACTCAGAGACATCAGCAAAGTGACAGCCAAGTTGACCAATCATTCCAAAGTCCTTGCTGTGCTCCTTGCATCTTTGAATGTATCCATCACTGCACCAGTCAGATGATCCCATAAAGATGACAGCATCAGCATTGTAATTCTTTGAGGCTTGGAATCCTTTATTCCATTTGTTGCCAAGAGGATCATTGTCAATGGAGATGAATTCAACCTCCATTTGCATGGCAATATCCATTGCCTCTCTCTCATGGCCTAAAATTATCGGAGTTACTCCTTGGCTCTTAAGTCTTGAGATAGTTAATCTGACAAGAGGAAATCTACCAAATACTGGTATCGGAGCTGTGACTATCATTGTTTGATTCCAATAAAGTGAATACGAGGCTTGAGCTGCTCACCATCATTGATTGACTTGAGGAGCTTTCCCATTCCATTTCGGATGCAAGTTGAGCAAGCCACATTGAGCTTACCAAATCCCATTGCTTTGTACCAATCACTGAGCTCTCTTTTCATTCCAGCATTCAGAGAAAAGGATCTTGTCGCTGAATATCTCTCAGCTTGCTGGATCAGTTCATCACTTACTTTCATAGATCAATATTAAGTCAGATAATAAATAGCTGATGAATGCCAAGCCAACAAGATGCCAATCAAAGAATGATGCAGCAATGACTGATATCCAAAAGGATAGACAGCTCTGACAACTGAATGGTTTCATATCAGGAAGATTGAAGCTCTGGAGAGCTCTCGCAAATCCTATTGGTAGAGTTATTATAATCAGATAAATCATATTTAAATTGTTTAATTGCTAAGTGAATAGTATCAAGACTGATGCCAGTCAATGTTCTTATCTCTCTGTATGTCATCCCCATCAGATGCATCTTAGTAATCTCTTTGGTGAACATTTTCTGATCATCTTCAGGACTCTGATGAAGATAGTCATCCAAGAGCTCTTGAGCTGTTGTGACTTCGTATGCCTCATCATCTGATTGCCTTGAGTCCATATCTGGGAGCTCATAATGTGTCTTGAATAACTTATTGAATGTGGAATCCCTCCAGTTGTACTGGTTGTATGCATATCTTGCGAATACCCTTGGAAGATCCTCTTGTCTGATGCTAAGCTCATGCACCAGTAGATAGACGTGGCTGACCAAGTCTGAAGATATTGGATTCCCTCCAGTGATTTTACTGGCAATGAGATAGGCTTCTTTTTTCCAAAATTCCACATCGCTAAGTTATGATATTTTAGAATACCATTTGAACCACTTGATATAGAAATCCTCAGAGACCTTTGACTCATTCATGAATCTCCAGAGCTGAGTTGTATTGACTCCAATATCCTCAGCTATATGGATCTGCTTATATCTGTTGCTGATTCGTGACTTTGTTTCTCTAATCATCCATTCCTTGATGTTGTCATCTGGATTCTTGAGATAGATTGTTATGGTTTTCATTTTTTGAATCTTATTAATACCAGCCAGAATGTGGTTAGTGCTATAAAAGTGAATATGCCAATTACTCCAAAGAAATAATACAAGCCATAATAAAACAACCCTATGCCTGTCATCAACAAGCATAGAGTCAAAATCCAAGCGATTATGTCTTTCATTAGAATAGAGTTGATTCTATTTTGTAAGCATTGAGAGTATTGTAGTACTTACCATTGTACTCTCTACCTCTCAAGTCAAATGACAGCTCAACCTCTTCACCAATTGCCAACATGTTCACATCTTGAATGCGATCATTGGCCGCTTGGAATTGAACTTTCTGAGGATACTTCTCATCTGGAGTCTGAATAACGAAATCCATTACTCTGAACTTTTCAGAGACTTGCTTTGCATCTCCTTTGTGGATTAGCTTTCCTTTTAGTTTATACATGATATTTAATTTACATTGTTTAATAAACCCCCTGTCTGTATTATTCAATTTACTTCCCAGGTTTTTGATTTGAACAGGGGGGTGTTAATTACACAGTTCAATTGCCGATTTTGAACGGTGTTTGTTACAGCTTACCAGAGCCTACTTATTATTTAACTGATTAATATACTGGCTGTAATATTCACTTGCTGCTGTGAGCTTCTCTTTCATTTCATCAATTGCATCTGGAATCATCGCATATTTCAACACTGTGATTCTCTTGGCTGAATCAATATGACTCACCTTGTGAATGGATCTATTGTCCCAGTCATTGAGCAACAAGTCATCTGTATCTATCATGCAATAGATTAGCTCAGCTTGTGGCTTATCAAGGAGCCAACAGTATCCGATAAGTTGCCACATGTAATCCTTATTCACTCCTTCACCTGGAGTCGCTGGCCAAGTCTCAAGGGACCAAGATGTCTTGATATCAATGATGCAATCATCCAGGATGATATCTGGCTGTCCAGTTAGATATTCATTCTCAAATCTTTCATTATTCTTGACATAGAATGTGCCTCTCACTTGATTAACCAGAGCAATAGATTCCTCCTCCCAATCAATACCTTTTAGCATTGGCTTTGTTGTGATGGATGTTTTGAATCCAAAGTAATCCTCTTTTGCTTTCATTTTGATATAGCTCTTTGCAGTTTCAGATAATATCTCTGACTTTGCCTTTGGCTGAGTCATGAGCTTTCCTAATGATGATGGATGCCATTTCATAATTGTGCCTCCTGGTCCTTAGTTAGTGAATAGCTTGACTTTAATTGATCAAGAGTATACTTTCCTTTACTGATTGCATCAAGAGCTTTCTTGAATTGCTCATCTGATAATGATGGATTCGGAGCTTTCACTGTTGCTGTTGCTGAGTTACCATCATCATCCACTGACTGCAATGCCAATAGTGACTGCAATGTCCCTCTGCGAAAGTAAGTAATGGCTCCGAGTAGTTTCTGAGGATCAGTGATCTCTGGCAGTTGCATCCAAGACTCAATCATATCACCAGAATCAATGTCAATTATCTGAGTGAATACAATGTGATCCTTCACTGGCTGCAATAGGACCAAGCCATTCTCATGGAGGATTGGCTCAACTGTCTCAAGCAATGCATTGATATCAGCATAGGACTTTTTAAAATGTGGATTCGTGGCATTCTTAGCCACCTTTCCAATGTTCATCTTGGCCATGTGGAGCTTAGCCCACAATGACCGATTAAAAACTTGCTTTTCCATTTATGTTGTTTTTAGGTTTTACAAATGTAAAGAGAATTTTTCATACCACATTACAAAATCATCAAAACTTTTTGCAATGATATAAACACCTCCAGCTTTCTCAATCATTTCTTGATATTGTTTCTGAGCATCTGATTGGACATCACGTCCATACTTCACCTCAATCTTGACTGACCTCCCTCGGATGGTTGCTGAGATATCAGCTGTCCCTTTTGTGCCTTGTCCTGGAGTCCATTTTCCTGGCAGTTGCTTTTTATAGGCAATCTCTCCAGTTCCAACATCAATCTTTTTACCTTCTCGATATTGTCCCTGGTTGCTAATCCTCTCAGCTTGACCTCCCATTGCATTAATCCAAAATATTATGCACTTAGTCAGACCATTTGCTGAGGTATCTTTCCAATCAGTTAAAGGAATGAGCTCTGGTCTCATTGATGGATATTTAGTTGTCAGTTGTTCTATCTCCAGAGCTTTGAGTTTGTCCTTGTTAGCTTTGTTCATTCTATTCTGATTTAAAGGTTATATCATTGTGTTTATTTTAAATTTTTCTGGTTAAAGAATTTGAGGCTTTCTCTGCAAAATCTTTCAATTCTTTTTTATCCGATTCTGTTAGGTCGATACTTGTTAGCCATCCTTGCCCAAAATTGAATCGAGTTTCTTTTTCATCTAAAACCTTAGTGTATATTTTGTTATTTTGAGTATCTAAAAATGGAAACAAAATTCTCATTTTATCTAACACACCTGTGCGCTCCAGCTCATTTACATATCCAACTAGCGACTTAACATAAGTTAATCTTGTATATGCAAAACCCCTCGTATTAAATTTAATTTGATCTATCTTAATTGCTTTAAAATAATCTCTAAGCATTTGTTTGTTTTTTGGTGTCATTCTATTCTGATTTAAAGGTTTCATTGTAGTATTGTTCTGGTGTTCCATGGAATAATGCATCTCTTGCATCTATTATTTGATTCTCAAATATTTTATCTGCTCTTTCAACTATATCTTCAGGAACTCCCTCATGGAAATATCCATTATTAAATAGTTGTTGTACTAACCATTCTACTGCTGTTAACTGTTTTTCTTTTTTCATTCTATTCTGATTTAAAGGTTTCTAAATTCATATATCCATCAAAGTCTAAAATTTTCATATCTTCTCTGTCACATCTAATTGCAAATTCTGCATATTCTTGTGCTTGTTTGGATTCCATTTCTTTGGCTTCTTCAAAATCTTTCTGATTAAAACCAATTCCTCTTTGAATAAGTCTTAATTTAAATAACTCTACTGCTGTTTTCATTCTATTCTGATTTAAAGGTTACTTTTAATTTAATAGTCCAAGTTTTTCTTAGCCAACCAAGAAAAAATTCAGAACATCCATCAGCATACTTTGTATATGCTAACATAGGGAATATTAACCATGTTTTATCTTCTTTCATTCTATTCTGATTTAAATGTTTCGTTGTAGTATTGTTCTGAAGTTCTAATTTGTTTAGATACAAAATGTAGTTCACCATCACAATAAGATTTTCTTATCTGCTCTTTCTCCATTTCTTTGGCTATTTGAATATCCTTTAAAGTAATACAACTTTTTTTTACAAATTGATCAAATAACCATTCTACTGCTGTTTTCATATCATGAATATTTAGTAACATAAATCAATGCATCCAATGCTATGCATACCTGTTGGACTTTCTTTCTTTGTTTTGTTGTTAGTTTATTTTCCATCTTTCTCTAATTTATTTATCCAATTAATAACTGTTCTTCTGCTCACCTGAAGGATTTCAGATGCTGTTGTCCTGTTAAGCTCTGGATCTGATTGATACATTGCCATAAAATGGTCAAATTTACTTGCTCCATTTGTAGCTAATTTTCTCAAATCAGCTTTCTCTTGAGCATCTTTCTTTACAAGTTTACTCATATTGACAAAGTAATCACTTAACTTCTCAGCTCTTATCATTGCCTCTTTGCAAATTTGAAGAGCATTAACATCATCATGTTCTGAGCTCATCAATATGTTCAACATCATTGCAAATCTTGGAATGTAGCTCTTTTGTTTTGGCAACATTGATTTCATGTATTCATTCTCATCATCTGAGTTTTGCATATCAGATATCTTGTCATGAATTCGAATCCACTCATCATTGGCCTCATGTGAGAATCTTGCAACTTGTGGTAAAATTTCACCTTTCTCATCTGTTATAAAAAAATTCTTTGCAAGTGATTCCTTGAGTCTGATTAAGAAATTTTCATACCAGCATAAAATATCATAATTCATTACATTGGTATTGTACTTATCAACACTGAGCTCTGGATATGATATCAGAATCCTGTCAATGAATCCATTCTCTTTGTTGGCTCCAGTTGCAAATTGTTCAAAGATATCTGGCTGAATACCTCCAATGACAGGAATGAATGGCTTGTCAACAAATGCACTCTTTGATGTTTTACGATTCAATGAAATGCTCTGACCATTCCAAGATGATAGCCAGAATTCCAAATCTGATCCAGCTCTGTACTTATTCATATCTTTAAACCAACCAGCGAGCTCATCCTTGAATACTCCAATGCAATTAGGATTAGTCTCATGCAAATCAATCAAGGCCTCAAGAGTAATATCACCAACAATGAATTGCTCTGATTTTGGTTTAATAATCTCCTCAGCATATTTCTTGGCATCCTTATCAAGCCTTTCATATTCCACATACTTAGCATATGACTTTTGAAATTCCTTTTGCTTTCTAATGTTAAGCTTTTGAAGAGGAAAGATGATCTGATTCAATGATGGCGTTTTACCTATTCCTGGCTTTCCAACAACCGCAAGCCACAATGTTGCTGTCTCTCTCCATCCTGGCTTTATCTCAACAATAAATGAGTTGCCAATACAAACTGACAATGACCAAAGAAATGCACATCCCATGTAATCAATGGACAATCCAAGAGTCTCAGAGCTCTCAATGATATATTGTTGAATCTCTTTACTGAATATCTCAATAGGAAATTGAACTCTCTCAATATTAATCTTTGGCTCAATTTGTTTAACCTTTAATTTTTTCTCAAGTCTTGCTCCAAATCCATCAGAATAAATTGCCTTAGCTGATGCATTGAAATCACCATTGTGATATCTCCAGGTGTATGCAATGAATGGTGTAATCAATTGCTCATGTGGATATATTGATCCTGTTGAGAATAGATACATACATCCACTATTTTTATAGACATATCCTGAATGCGGAGATGTGCCTCCATTCCTCTTGATGATATCCTTATCATGAGTCTTTGATACAATCTGAAAGTCATCTGATATGATATCCCAGATGGATGTTCTTTGATTGTAATCCTCCCAAGGAGTCAATGTTGATTCATAAACCTCCTTAACTTGCTGTTGTAATGGCTCATCACCAGTGTAGTTGTAAGTTTTACAGATTGTCCAAAGTATTTCCTTATCCTTATCAGATATCTCCTTTACATCAAGATATGTCAACAGATTGATATTGTTTGAATACACAACACAATAGCCACCAACACCTCTTGATTCAATCACTGCCTCAGAATGTCCTTTGAGTTTTGCAATTTTCTGATTGCCATTGACATTGTTTGTCTTGTAAAGGATATGATATCCTTGATTGACTGTCTTGTATATTATAAACTTGAAATCAAAGTCATCAATATTATCTCTGAGCAACTGGAGGAATTCATTCCAAAAGTCATTTTGTTCTTTTAGAGTTGCAAATATTTTGAGATCAACATCAATACATTCAATCCCATTGTATCCAGTGACTAATCCAACATAATGAGCTTTTGGTGAATTGTACTTTTGTTCAAACTCTTCTTTTGTATATGCTTTATTTTGGCATTCCTTCCAGGATCCAATTGGTATTTTCTTATCATCAGATACAATCAAAGAGTATCCTGAATCAATTAATCTTTTGGCATAAGTTAGTGGTATTTTCATTATCGTAAAAAGAAAATTGCCCCACCAAATCCACAGGATCTCACTACTGTTTCATTGATGAGGCAAAAAATATCTTTGTTAATTTGTGAGATCATTCTGCAAATATATAAAAAATTCTTTATTTGATACATTGTATTAATTTTTATTGTTACTGTGAAATTTCACACCTAATTTCACACCTAATTTCACACCATTTTTCTAAGTACAATAGGCATTTCATAGGCTTACTGTGAAAATTTCACACTTTTAGAAAAAAATAGTTTTTAAATTTCATTTTATTTTTTAAATTTTTAGGTGTGAAGGCAATTTCACAGTTCACAGTTCACACCTTTTAATATCCTCCAGCCATGATTTTCTCCTTAATCATCCTCAATTGAGTAGTGTTATGGCAGTTCATCACATCATCAAAGATAGAATCCTTTTGCAGCTCAACAATTGGTTTAAATATCAGGTCATAATGCTTGATATGCCTCATGTAAATCTTATCTTTTTGATAGAATGAATCATGAACTTTCAGAGCATTAATGATGCTGGCATGAGTCCTGTTGAATAATCTTCCAATCTTTGAAAGATGCCAGCCTTCCTCTCTGAGTATTGAATAAAGATAAGCTCTCTTGTATACCTTGTCTCTGTATCTATCAGCAAGATGGAGATCATCCTGGATCATTAGTTCTTTTACTTGTTGTATTATGTCCATTTAAAAAATATTTATTGTGTGAATCTTTATTGATCTGGTATCCTAATGCTTTGAACAAATTAAAGTATCGGTAAACTCTTCTATCTGAGACATTTAGATATCTTGCAATGGTTGATATCTGCCTTGATTTTTGTTGCATCAGCTGAATCAACTTGATACATCTGTACATCTTGAGCTGATTCATATTTCCTCAACTTTATATCCATGATCAATGTACCATTTCAATGTATCTCTCTCCTCATCTTGATACTTTGGATCAAACAAACATTGATTCTCATCCATTAGACAGTCGCACCAGTATCCACCTTCCTCTTCCATTTCATCCTTTAACCAAACTCTATATTTTTTTTGTTCCGACATAGCTCAAAATTTCATTGTTATATTTCTTTTTTGCACCCTGGAATAAATGCTTCCAACTTTTACCAGTACAAATATTTGAAACGGTTGACTGATCAATATCAAATAAATTTGCAATACTTTTCTGAGTCATTCCATATTTTAATCTCATGACCATTATTCTTTTTACAGATAGATTGCTGAGCTTAGTAAAATTACAATCATGCTCAATTGATCCAGTTCCTCTTTTTTTATTATCAGTTTTGACATCTCTAACCAATCTGCAAATGGTTGTCATTGTTACATTGAATTCATGTGCTAATTCTTTCATTTTTACTTTTGATGATCCATATCTTTTTTGGATATCTTTAACTTGATGAATGTCAAGCTTTGCTGCATTGCTGTATCTTCCTTCTTTCATATCTTCTCAACTTTAATGATTAACGGAGGCCACATGTCCATCTTCTTGATTGCATCCTCTGGACTGTTGGCTTGAATTGTTTTCTGTTGGATTGTCCACTTGACATCCTTGACTTTGTAAGTTACTTTGAAATTCTTCATCTCTTTTTGCTCTTAAATAATTGTTAAATAAATCCATGTTGAATCTTCCAGCTCTCTGCCAGTAGTATTCATAATATGCTATGCTCATAATAATTTTTTTAATTTATAAGCTTTCAGTCTTCCAATGGCTCTTGCATAGGTATCAACCTTGTTGTCATACTTATCAGCCAGTTCATTCAAATAGCATCTTCTCAGCTCAGGAATCAACCTTTGATGGATCTTCATTTTCTGTTGGAATCCATAGATCATATCATTAATTGATTCAATAAATTCTCTTTTCTCTTCATAGTTACTGATTGAATCAACGTAACCTGAACCATGACAATAGTGGCATTCTTGAATAAAACTTTCCATGACTTACTTTTTAAGGTTAATAATTTTTAAAGTTGCAACAAAGCTGTAAAGCAGTAATAAATAGATAAATGTTCCCATGTTTTTTGTTTTAGTGTTGAACAAATTTAATAACTATTTTCACTTATGAAATAATTTTAACATATTTTAACAAATGAAGGAATAAAAAAAGGGAATGATTTTCACCACTCCCTCTCTTTTGTTAACTAAAAAATAATTATGCGTTGTAAATATAGTTATTTTCTGAATCTCTTCACTAAAAACTTTGCTATTTTTCCAATCAATCCAGATTGCTCATTGACATCAAGTTTAACCTCTCCTTTATCAATTGAGACATCAACCTTCTCTGTATCTATTTTCAAGCTCTTTCCTTCATTATCTTTGTGAAAGTCAACATCAACCTTTGGTGTATCAACTTTAACGTCTGTAACACCATCTTTTCTGGTTATTTTAATATCAACATTCTTTGTGTCAATGTTAATGTTAAGATTCTTTTTTGGTCTACCTGGTTTTTTCATTATGCTTCATTTGTTGTTACTACTCCTTTTGCCTCAAGATGGATCACTCTGACATTGGCTGGCTGTGCAATCTTCCATGCTGTCCTTCTTGCTTGGCTGAGTCTTGACTTCTCAATGCGAGATACACTCACTGAATTGTTCTGGTTGCCACCTAATACATGATAGTGAGTCTTATCCTCTCCAATATAGATTCCGACATGACCTCCTCCATTCCTGGTGAATGTCAACACATCACCAAGCATTGGCACCTTAGCGACATTGCCATACTTATTCCAGTTCAAAGCCCACAATGGATGTTTCACAACTGGCAATCCAGCTGCATGAGCACAATAAGCTACAAATAAACCACACCATGGAATCTCATCATTGGTATAAACCTTATCAAGTCCAAGAGCTTTTGCCCAGGATAGAATGGTTGGATTGTGTTGCTTGCCAACAATCTCCTTAACACCAATGTGCTTGACTGCCTCAACTAATATCTTGGGAGCTGTTTCTTTTTTCAGCCATGCATAGCTCATATTGAATCTCTTTGGATGTAAATGTACTTAATTTTCCTTTTGATATTCAATAGACTGTCCACATCATGCTTGAGTATCTCAACCTTGTGATTGTTTTCCTCCTCAAGATCATGAAGATATTTCTCTGCCTCAATCCTAACTGGATCTTTCTTTGGTGTTTTATATTCATGCGTTGGCATTGGTGCCAGGATTGCAAATAATGAGCTTGCAATTGTAGCAATCAATAATACTTTATTCTCCATCAAGTTTTTTATTTAGTTCTTTTTGAAACAAGATATCTTGCATCAGTTTTTTATCTGCCTTTCTTTCCTCATCACAATCATCAATCTTCTTTTGTTGTGTTTTGATTTCATTGTCTTTTGATGTTATGAGATATCTGCCAGTCATAATTACTATTGCAAATAAGACAAAGAATAAATAAGTAAATGGACTTTTAAGAAATGTTTTAAAATCAAGTTTGAATATTTTCTCCATACTTATTATGCTAATATGTTTTATTCAGCACAAAGATATCTGAGTAAATTGAATTGTTTGCATTGGTTGAGCTCCATTGAGCTGTGATGTCTAAGGTATTACTGATGGTAGTATCAAATGTTGTTGAGTTTATTTTATTCCAACCATATCCTTGTTGAGTATCTGATGCTTTTTTTAATACATGGAATTGTGCCAATGATACAATTGATGCTGTTCCAGCTGGACCAATAGCTCTAATTGTGAAAGTTACATTCAACATAAATACTTGATTATTAATTGTAGGCATTACCATTGCTGGAGATACACCCAAATCCACAGATCCACTCTTCAATCTTATTGTCAATGTATTATTATTCTGAGCACTCATCACTCCACCCATCTCAACCCTAAATGAATCACCAACAGAGAAGCCATTTGCTGGAATAGATAAACTACCAACACCTCCATCAATCAAAGTTCCTTCTGCTGTTGTTGCTGTTAATGTTGGACTATTGGCTGTCTGAGAAAATAAACCCACATTAGTAGTTGCTAATGGACCAGGAATTGTGACAACAGTCTCTCCTCCACTATCTGCTGCTGTGACTCCAGCTCCAGTGAATTTCAAAGTTGATCTCTGAGTTAATGCTGTGCTCTCATCCTTAATAGTATCATAAGCCTGAGCTGTGACATTGATGGTTGTTGTTGCCATTATAAGTTGATATTTATTGTGTTATTTGTTGTTGTGTTCTGTGTGAAGGTATCCTCAAGAGATCCATTGACATAAACTTGATATGTTGTTGTCAAATCTCCACAATCTTCTCCTGGAGGATTGCCATTCTCAAAGTCATAGTCATCATAAGGAATGGAACACCAATCATTGTAGTCATATATTGATGCACTCACATTGATTGTCCATCCAGCTGTGACATCTGGTCCTCTGTTAATGAATGGTTGTGTTGTGATATCTCCATTTATATCCATGAACTCCTCAAATCTCCATTGCTGCAATGTGATTCTTATGTCATTACAGATGCTCAAGCAATCAGAATGAATCTCATTGATTTGTCTATATTCCTGGATGTTATATTTATCGCATATTGAGATGACCATGTTCACATTCACAGCTTGATCAGTCATAGATCCAGGTTGCAAAGTTACTACCATCAAAGGATATTGAGCCGCATCTCTTGAGACAGCATCAATAAAATCACCTTGAAAGAATTCGTTTATCTGCCTGTGTTCTGTTGCTATTATTTCCAGCTCTTTCATTAGCTGGTTTAACGTTCTTTCCATCCTTATTAAGATATGCTTTTAATTTATCAATCTGTTTTTTTGAGAATTTCATTGCATCCAATTTATTGGTCTATAACCAGTCTTATCTTTTTTCACAAATTCATTACAATGATCAGAGCACATATCACAATATTCAGGATATTTGGTTGCTTGATCATCCATAAGGAATCCAACTAATCTCTGTTTATAAAAATATGCATCTTTTCTCAATTGATCTCTGAGCTCATTTACCTCATCCAAAGTATTGGCTTGCAAGTTCTCATCAGATACTCTTCCAGCTGATTTGTTTGTTAGCTTCTCAGTAAGGAACAGAGCTGCTCTGTAATCAACGAAAGCAACCAAGCATGGCACAACATAATCATTCATTAATGTGAGATAATCAGCTGTCCATGTATTTGTCTCAACTCTATCAAGCAATGCTCGATAAAGAGGAGTTCCAAGAGCTGGCTGAATATGCATGTCTTGACTTCGCTTGATAGCAACTGCCAGGAGTTTTGTATCTGTATTGCTGTGGATCAATCCTAATTTTTTAAGATTCTCCACTGAAAGTAGGTAGTTCATAGTTTATCTTTTTACAACTAATTGCTGAATCCATTCATGTCTACACCATGGAGTTGAGGCTTGAGTATCTGGATTGGTATACCATCCACCTCTATATCTCCACACATCTCTATCAACTCGGCCAGAGATAGTATTGATTTCATCCTTTGTGTAGAGTCTATTAAGTGACATTAATCTTTCACAAAACTGTCTTGAGCCACTCTTTGCTGGAGGGACATCAAGTCTTGTTCTGTATCCATATCTTACCTCAAATCTTTCAATAGGAATATCAACCTCTCTGACCAATGACTTTCCCAAATCAGTGACCTCTCCTTTTGTGATGACCTCCCATCTCATAAGCTTAGCCATTGACTTGGCAATATCCTCAATGTTTGTGTTGAGAGCCTTGGCAATGCCATTTGAATCCTCACCATCTCCAATCAACTTAAGTACATTCTTGTCAAAATCATTTAGCTCTGCTGAGATTTCTCCAATGGTTGCAAAGAGTTGATCTTGCTTTGAGAATACATCAGCTGATGGAGTATCCCAAGCTATTGGAAATGTGGCAATCACATTATATTCATGAGCTGGATCACCGTATTGTGCAAAGTATCCAATCTCATCATCTTGGTGTTCAAACTTGCATGAGCTCAATTGCTGTGCTCCTGGTTGCAATCCCACAATCCTTCTTGCTTGTGCCTCATCAATGGTTGGAAATGATGCTAAGACAATGCTCAATGCACTCTCGCTGGTCAATACACCCTCCTTAATCTTAGCAACCACATCAATAAGTGATGCAATCTGAGCTCCATTCAATGCACTCTTAGCAACATCAACTGTTGCCTCTGCTGTTGGTTGGTCAATTGCTGTTGGCTGTGCTGCCACTGGTGCAACTTCAGCTGTTCCAATTGGTTTAACATCTCTTAGCTTAACTGTTCCAACATCACCAGACAACTCAATCATGTAATTAAGCATCCACTCAATTCTCCTTTGTCTTGTATCAACATAAGTCTTTTTAAATATCTCAAATAATTCAGCTGATTCAGCCGCATTGAATGATCCTTCAGGAGCAACACCAAACAAAGATGGAGAGACAACCGCATGAGCAACAAGGATGTTTTGTTGAACGCTTGACTCAAGAGATTCATATCTCTTATCAAGATCATTTCCAGTCAGACTCTCAACTCTGGGAGCTTGATCTGCTGATGGTGCAAATGTGATGATGATATCACCTGAATTCTCAATGTTGGATGCTGGTCCTTTAATTTGATTCTTGAATGACTCAGCTTCCTCTTGAGTTTCTGGAAAGCCATCCATGAAAGTGATCATTGTTCCTGACTTGAATCCATTCTGTAATTCATACATGTGGAATTTAGAGATGTCAACATCAGTCTGAATTGCTGTGATCCCTCCATTGTATGGTGGCTTTGGATATACTCCTTGCTCTTTACGGCCTTTCTTAGCTGGATCCTTATAATAGATCACAAATGATCCAACCTTATTATTCTCATCAAGAGCTGGAATAGTTCTGAGATTTGTTTTCTCAGCTGATTGCTGTTGAACAGTCCAGTCATCTGATAGATAGTACATTCTTTCATCCGCTGATATTCTTATCATATCAATGGCAAGATACTCCCATCTGACAACTCTTGTCCCTTCCTTATTCCAGGTACCTTTGACAGCGAATGCTCCGAATAATTCATAATCAAATGCCAATTGCTCAACAATCTCATCCATTGTAAAGTCAGAGAATGGATTCTCAAGGAATCTTTGCAAGTTACCAGTGACAACTTCAATCCCTCCACCAGCAATGTAGTGAGTCTTATTCTTGATTATTCCTTGATGCCAAGCCGATCCATTGAAAAGATCCACTAAAAAATAAGGATAGTCATTCTTTTTACCCCACTTGATAAAGCCAAGCATTCTATCTTGCTCCTCAACTGGCTGGACAAAGTCCTTTCTGAATGACATTGATTCGAACTTATTCATATATATTGAATGTTATATTTTCATTGTACTCATTGGAAGGTGAATCAATCTCAAAGACATGAGCTCTGCCTTCCTCAACCAAGCCATCTGACAAGTCAGGATCAAGATTGGTTGTTGATGTTTGCTGATATATTCTGTATGTGTAGTATCCATCATAATCAAAGTTAACATCCACCCCATCCACAAGCAAGAATTCATCATATCTTGATGTCCCAGTGCTGATATTAGTCAGGATGCAATAGTATTTTAAGAATGATTGTTCATGCTCAAATTCAAATAGATAGTAAACTGGACTAACTGTTGTCAGTTCCGTTACTGTTACTATCAGATTTGAAGAGCTGGCCTTCTGTATTCTCAGCATTTTTAATTAGTTTAGGTTTTCTTTTTTCAAAGATATGCAGAAATCCAAGAGAGACATAATAATCCTCTTGACCTCTTTTAATGTCAACCCATTTACTCAATAGATTTGACCATTGTTTTGATCCGATAAACTTAGCCTTTATTTCCATGGTTTCAAATATACAAAAAAAGGAGGGACTCAGCCCTCCCTTTCTTATAAGAGTTTATCAATTTATTAGATTGATGGAGATTGCTGTGTTAACAATGATGTGTAAACAGATGCAAGTACATCTGGCACAGGATCATTCTCTAATCCACCCATGATGATATCATGACCTAATCTGTCAGACTTTAATACTCCAGATCCATAAGCTGAAGCTTCAGCAATCTGAAGACCTTCACCGAATCCAAGAGCAACAACAGTCCCATCAGCTTTCTCAACAAGAGCAACAACTTCATTCTGTCCAAGCAAGTGAATCTCAGAACGTAACTCCTTTGTATCTGATGCTAAGATCATTGTCAAAGTTTGTTCATACCAAAGAGTTCCATTTCCTTTATTCACTCGGATTGGTGCAGTGTAGCTTGATAAGTTAGATTTCAACTTGTACAAAAACACTTCACCAGTTACAGTCAAAGCTGTGATCTCATTGTCAGCAATTGTGGATGCAGATACATTTCCTAATGGGAATATTAATACTGATTTGATTCCACCTTTTCCATTGGTACAAGTTCTATCATTGTAGCCAAGAGTCATATTACAAGACATAAGATATTTTTTTTTTAATGTTTATAAAATGGGAGGAGTTACCCCCTCCCTTATTAATTTTTAGTTAGGTGAACCAGTTCCATTCCACACTCCGATTTGGCTCAAGAAAGGTACCTGAACACCAGCCCTGAACTTAGAACGTAGGTAGATCACATCATCATCTTGAGAATACCACAAGTCAAAGTTTTCAAAGTCTGAGCTTAAGTCAGTACCGAATACAAATTGAGATGCACGTCCAGTGTAGATGTTATCAAGACCATTCAAACCATTAACCTTAACGATTCTCATGTTTGTTCCTGGAAGGATTAACTCATTCAAGTCACCAATGTTAGCTGGATTGTAGTGGAATAAGTTATCATCAACCAAGTTCTTAGTCAAGAAATTAAAGTTCTCACGTCCAGTAAAACAGATAAAGTCATTAGCCTCAGCAACATTTGCTGGAGTATTAACGAAACACTCATAGAAAACATCAAAAGCATTAGATGCAGAGATTGTTGCTGTTGATGATGTATTCAAGTTAACACAACCATTTGCTGTTGTTAAGAATTGACGGAATCCATTCATCTTAGATAAGTTACCAGAGCCAGTTGCTTTGTTACCTTTCCAGATTAACTTGTCTAATTCAAATGAATGTAATTGTAATAAGTAGTTGATGATTTGAGCTTCAAATGGAAGAGTCTTATCTTCAGCCATAGCTCCTGGACGTAGACCTAACTGAGTCCAGAATCCATCAAGATCCTTTTGACAAAATGATTTCATGTAACCAAGAGTCTCAACAGCGATAGCTCTATCAGTGAATACAGTATCTCCATCTGGAGTCATTGTACAATCACCATCTTGGTAAACAATTGAATCATCCATCAATTTCAATTCTTGAGATCCTTTGATCCCTTGTTGAATTGATACATATTGTAATGTGCGAGCTTCAGTTACTGACTTAACAATTAAGTCTTCTCTTTGCTCATCAACATAAGCTGCAAGACCAGATACATCCCAGTCGAATTTTGTGCGTAGGTATTTTTTTAACGACATTTTATTTATACTTTAGAATTTTTCAAAAACATTTGTCTGGCTGTCAAGTTGCCAACTTTGCTGAATTTCTCAGCCTCTTTGGTTTGTACTGATGGTTGAGCTTTGAAAGTCTCGAAATCACTTTTCAATGAACTCAACTCATTAACCAATGTTGTGTTATTCTCTGCAATAGCTTTGGTCATTTCTGCTAAGCCTTCGACAGCCTTTGAGAATGATTCTAACTTTGCATTTATAATTGATTCAACTTTCTCTGCACTCATTGATTGTTCAACTGGCATTGTAGTCTCTTCATTTATCTTAGCTATCACAGCAGATGCTACATCATAAGCAACTCCCATCTCAAGTCCTAATCTTTCAGCAATCACCTCGGTGATATCTTCCAACACTTGTGGTAACATCTCAGCAGAGATTGCTTGAAAATCAGAGCTTGTCTCTTCGACAGCTACCTCACCAGCACCTTCATTCTCTCTTTCATCAATAACCTCAGTGATTATTCCTTCAGCATCAACGACAATTGAAACGCCAGCAAGATCACCACTCAATGAATGTGTTCCCTCTGGAGCTGGTATTCTTTCACCATCAGCAACAACAAAAACTGGCATACCAACCTCAAGAGCATCATACTCTATCACTGTAACACCATCAGTCAATGTTGCTTGTTCAAATGTCTCAACTGACTTTGAGAATTGTGCTTTCATTTCAGCTATCAATTCCTTAATCGTTTGCAATTCTTTGTTCATACTTATTATAATTTATTGTTCGAAAATCCCTAATTCTTTTAGCTTAGCCTCTGACCATCTCTTTGCAGCAAGCCCACCCCATAATAAATAGGAGATAGTTCCACAAGCTGATTGGTCACTCTCATCATAATATTCCTCAGCTCTGGATAGATAAGAATACATTCTTTTGATCACAGCCACTGAGACCGTTTGTCTATTGGCCAAAGTTGTTGCTCTTAAACGTCCTACTCTTGTGGCACATTTATTTCCATACTTTTGATTGAGCTCAATTCCTTTCTTGGCATTGTTGCTCACAGCTTCAGGATAGTCATTGTAAAATGTGATATATTCCTGGACCTTCTTAAGCTCTTGATATATGGTTGAGAATTCATGCTCCCACCCTTTACCAGTCTCAAGCAATTGGAAAACTCCCTCAATTGAGAATCCAGTGAACATGCCAGCCTTGGCTGCATCATAGACATCCTTGTTTGTTACCTTATAACTCACAATCCAAGAGCCATCATTCTCATCCTTGAATCTTTCTGGAGCGGTGAATCCTTTTGACTCATCAATTATATATGACATTATCATGTATATACCATCAACCACTCTCTTGCTATCATGCTCAAGATTAACATTGTTGAAATTCTCTCTCCTGGCATAATCAAAAACAATATCCTTGATTGATGATGGTGAAAAGTTCACATAATATTCCTCACCAGATTGAGGATCTCTCCTAAATATGGGAGTATTCGCAGATATAGCAACTCCAGTGATGACTTGCTCCTCATCATTAAACTGATAAGCAATCTTTTTGGAGAATGTTTCAAATGATTTCTCATGTGCTGGATTAGCCACAAGGCTGTTGAATGATACTGTTGTCTCTGGATCATCAAGATCTATGAGAATATCATATAGTGGTAACTCTCTAAGCATAATTATTATGTATATTTGTTCGAAATGATTTTTGTTTATCCATATCATTCAAGAGCTGAGTCTGACTTTGAAATCAAGCAATCTATTGCAATGGTCCTCAAAGTTTATCCTGGTGCAGAGATCTGGACAGTTGGCAAAGCTGTGCCAGGAATCAACAACATACCATGCACTCAACACAACAACATCAGAGGCTGTGATGTGACCAATAGGATCCTGACCTTTGCCAAGAAAGTTGGAGGAGAGTTTATCTATATGAACAAAGATTTCTTTATCACTCAGTCATGGCAGCCACATGTGGCTATCAACATGAAGAGCCTCATTGTCAATGATGACCATCCTCCACATACAAAGGTAGCTCAGTCAAATACATTGGAATTCCTCAAGCATAACAGCTTTACAGCTTACAATTATGAGACACATACTCCATGTGTAATGGATAGCAAAAAACTGATTGAACTATTTGACAATATCAACTGGCAGAATGATAACCATTTTATTAAGTCAATATATTGTAATGTTTACCAGGTACCATCAAAGGAAGGATTCAATTGTAAGGTATCAACTCCATCCATTGCCAAAGCTCAAGAGTTCATTGCACTCCAGGGATGTTTCTCAACTGGAGATCAGTTCTGGAATAAGCCTTGTGTTGAATGGATTAAAAGCTTGACTTAGCCTCTTGTACTTGCACCTTGTTTTGAGTGCCAGTGATGTCAGATTCTAAGACAACCACTTGTGATGTCATTGTCTGACCTTGTTGACCTTGACCAAGCTGATTCAAGTCAGTTGTCTGAGCTTGTGTGTTGGCTGTGAATGAACTTGCACCAGCTCCACTCAATGCACCGCCACCTCCAGATGATAATTGTGGAGGAGTGGGAGCTGAGCCAGCTTGATACTTTTGATTCATGATGGCCATTGCTTGAGTGATTCCAATCAATGAGGCTGATGCAATTGCAGCAATACCAGCTGGAGATGGAGGTGGCCCAAATTGTGCAATACCTTTGACAATGGCTGAGGCTGTATCAATACCAACCTGTGCCAATCTTAGAGCCTTGTCTCTTGCAAATTGTGCTTTCTTAATTTTCTCCTCTTCATTGTAGGCTTTCAACTGCACTTGATACTTTTGTTGTGCAAAGTTTTCCTCAATCTGTTTCTTTTGATCAGCAGTCAATCCCTCTTGGCTAAGTTGTGCCTGGAGATTCTTGTCAAGATTAGCAAGATCTGCATCTCTATTCTCAGCTATTCTGTTTAATCTTGCTTGATCTATCTCATTGACAAGAGCATTGATTTTCTTAAGTTCATCCAATCCTTTCTGAGCTCCCTCAATTGCATCTGTCACTCCCTTAAGTTGCTCCTCTCTTGCCTTAATTGCATTGGCCTTTGCTTGATCATCATATTTTTTATCAAGCTCTGCTTTCTTTATTCTGAATTGTTCCTGAGCTTTTAAGTTAGCATCATAGAATTCCTCCTCATCAATAGCCTCAGCTTTGAAAGCTGCCAAGTTCAATGCCTCTTGTTTTTTCAATGCCTCTTCCAAATCAAGCAATTCATTCTCTCTATCAGTATTTAAGAATCTTTGCAATTGATCTCTTAATGATTTTTTCTTAGCCTCATTCTCTGCAATCTTGTCAAGCTCAATCTGGTTATACTTATTGACAATGGCAATTCTTTCAGCTGCCTCTTGCACAGCAATTTGTGACAATAACTCAGCATTGCCATGAGCTTGATCTCTAAGCTTGTCATACTTCATGGTTGATAGCAAAAGCTCCTTCTCTTGATTCTCAGCCATCAAGTCAAGACTCAATTGGAATTGTTCATCCTCAGCCTTGATTCTATCCTCATTTGCTTTACGTTCAATCTCAGCCAATCTCTCAGCTTCTTTCTTGGCATCCTCTCTCCTCTTCTCAGCTCTTGCCTTGGCCTTGTCAGATCTTGCTTTTGCAGCATCATCATCTTTCTTGTCTTGCTCAATTCTTAATACCTCAAGATCCTGAGCATTCTTTTTATTAACCTTGAATTGTTCAAAACTGTTTTTCTTTGCATCCTTAAGTGACTTCTCAAGTTTCTTAGCTCTGTCACTATCAGCATCTCCTGTTGCCTTGAGTAGTTTAATCTCAGCCTCATATGCTGCAATCTTTTGCTTTTGCATTTCAAGGATGGCTCTTCCTGACTTAAGAGCTGCCTTAAGTTTTTTCTCCTCCATTTCCTCAGTATTCTTTCCAGCAGCTTGTGCTTTTCGAATCTCAAAGGATAGATTGTCATCAACAGCTTGAGCTTTTTTCTTTTCAGCTGCAATCTTTTTATTCATCTCTTTCTCAGTGGCATCAGTCTTGGCTCTTGCATTTTTTTTCATCTTTGCAGTTTGCTCATCATCAACCACTCCAAAATATTCAAGAGCTTTAATCACTCCATATATAACAGCAATGAAAGGAAACATAACACCGATTACAATCTTAACTGCTGGTCCAAGTTTATTAAACCAGTTGTAAGCTTTCATAACAGCTGCTGAGACCTTGTCAAAGTTGGCAATGAGTAATCCAACAGCAACAACAATAGCACCAATACCAGTTGCAATCAAAGCTATTCTGAATAGCTTCATCCCAGTAGTTGCTGTGCTTGTTGCTGCAGCAAGGGATACATTTGCTGTGGCTTGTGCCTCAGTTGCTGCTGCATTTGCCAATGCTGGTGCAATAGATCCAGTCAATACAAATTGCTTAGCCTTCTCAAGACCATTTCTTAATTGCAAGCCAAGAATTGACTCCTTATTCAAGTTATTTGAAATGATACTAACTGAGTTGACTAATCCCTGGACAGCTTGCAACTTAACCATTGTCTCAGTTAAAGCCTCAGACTCAACACCAGTCAATGCAACTGCTGATTGAATACCTTGGAATGCAGCTGCTCCAGTCTCAACTCCTTGCAAAGTTGTATCTAAGCCAACAAAGTCAGATGACAAAGCTGTTGTCTGAGCCTTAAGATCACCAATCTCATCCTTAAGATTTGCAGCGTTTCTAATTGCTTGTGCTCCAATAGGACTCTCAGCTCCAGCCTGAGCTGCCAAGTTCTGATAGTCCTTCATGGTCTTGGTCAACTCCCTCATAGTAAGTCCACCAGCCTCAACTCTTGCATTTAGTTCCTGAAGTTTTTGGTCAAAGGTATCAATGCCAGTACTATCTGCTGCTGTTTTTTGTGTTGCCTTGAGATCTTGATTCAAGTCATTAACAGCTGCATCCATGGCCTGAATGTCATTAACACTATTTCCAGTGTTAACCTTGAGTGAGAATACAACTGACTTCTCTGCCATTAATTTTCAATTGGTGGGAAAGGTGGAGTTGGTTTTGGTTTGTAAGGGCTCAAAGGAATATCTAATAAATAAGAATACTCCGTGTTTGCGATGTCCAATTCATCCTGCTCACTTAAAAATAAAAAATATACATCATTAATATCTTGAACGAAATTAAAAAATGTATCAGCGTCAAAGAATACTCCTTGTAAATCTTCCGCTTGTTGGTTTGTTACTATTCTACCTTCCATTATACTTGTCTACTTAAAGTTGTTTGATATGCTTGTACAGCTGTGTAAAAGTTAGCCGCTTCAGTGTCTGTTAGTCCGTCTCCTATTGAACTAAATGCTATTTCATTATTAAAATAATTAGCGTTATTTCTTGAAGCACCTATATACATACTGCTTGTATTTAAGGCACTTGAATTAGTTGTAGAATTAAATATTTGTGTAGTATTTACTCTATATTTTTTTACGTTAGCCCCTGTTCTAATAGCTATATGAAACCCTCTCACATCATAAGTAACTATTGCAAAATCACTAAAACTGTCATTTACTCTTATTGAATATTGATTTGCAGCTTGTTTTGGCCAGATATATAATCCATTATTATAACTTCCAGCATCTTCGCTACTTATAATTGGTCCTGGTGAATTTATATTATTTCTAATGTAACCTGATATATGCGTTGAATTTAAAGATAAAATAGAATTCGGTATTAATGATGTGTTTGCATAAGCACTTGAGCCATTTGGCAGCATTCCCGTTGCTGAATGTGTCCAGCCAGTGGTAAAAGTCAAGTTAAATGTGCCAGGCGTTTTAAGATTAACGGCATGACTTGAAGCTACTCCACCTACTATTGGATATATCGCTTTAAACTTTGTCCAAATTGAATACCCTTTCAAGTCAACTACCAAAGTATTAATAGCACTTTGTTGAGTAGGGTTAGTGATTGAAGCCGCTGTTATGAATGCTTGAGCATCTGGGTCTATACCCCCGCTTGGTCTCGCTAATATTCCGTGTGTTGCTAAGAACATACTATTTCCGTATCCTATCATAATACTAAACAAACCGAGCCAGATGTCAATGTGACTCCACTGAACTTGGCTCCATTAATAGGTCTGATGATTGCTCCAGCTTTCACTGCTGTGCCAGTTGCTGCAATGTAAGTTGACTTAACATCACTGCCAGCAACTCTAATTGCTGAGAATACTGTATCCTCCAGCACCACAATTGCATCATGATCAACAGTCTTTGCTGCTGTATTATTAACTATGAAAGTTCCTTGTTGTGCTGTGAGCACGCTATTTCCTATTGCCATTTTTATTTATTTACGTTGTTATATCTCCAGCCAAATACCACTCATTTGTGCCTCTTTTTATCAATGTTGCCACTCCATATTGAGCAGCTATTTTTGTTTTACCTCCACTTGATCTCAGTGTTACTGTTCCAGCTGGTGTAATTGTTGTCTGACCAGCTCCATATTGAGCAATCAATATCTGAGTGCCAATAGGAAAAGCAACAACTGTATTTGTTGGAATGGTCAAAGTATTTGCACCAGCAAGATTCATTTCAACAAGTCTACATGCATCTGTTAAATCAAGAATATAGTTGAAAGTCTGAGTATTAAACTTGACCTCCATTACAACAGTTCCAGTTCCATTAGGTCTGATCACAACATCACCATTGGATGAGCTTGTGATATCGTTACCATTTACATCAAGATCTCCACCAAGTTGAGGTGTAGTGTCAAGAGACATCTCCATTAAATTGGCACCAGTTACTTTCTTAGAAACATAAGCAATGCCAGATACCTCTGAAATCTCAACAAGATCTGTTGCTGCAAGCTTGCCAGTCTTGGATGTAAGTTGTGATATTTTTAATCCCATTTATATCTCTATTATGCGAAGAGTTCCATCCTCAGTGATTCGATCATCAGTACCTCTTGTCTCTCCCTCCAATACTCTACCATACTGAGTAAATGGATCAAATGGTGGAGTCACAATTGTTGACTGTATTCCCTCCCCTTGTATTATGCGAATCAGTTCGATATTGGTTGATACATTCTTTCCGCTCTGATAATCACTTATTTTCTGTAACCTATAAACAACACCATCTATGTTGATTAAGTTCCTAAAATCAAGGCTATTGATGTCTGATGGCCTTAACATAACTGAGCAAGTAATTTGCTTTCCAAATCTTGATATCAATTCCTTGATGAACTTCTCATGATACAGATACAAGTTGTTGGTTGGATAGTTGCTTGTTGACCAAAACACATAGTCAGGTATACCAAAGTTAAAATCAAATGTTGGTGAATCAAGGCTGTCCAAATGACCAACATAAGGATAGTCAATCTCAACATTATCATTTCCATCTTCATCTCTATGAGTCCATGCTCCAGTTCTTAATCCTCCTAATTGCACAATGAATGGCTTGCCTTTTTTCTTTTCAACTAAACTGCTGCCATCCTCATTGAACTTAACCTGGAATGATCTTGGCACAATCAAGTCAGTGAATGATCCCTCTGGTGAATCTTCAGGAATTCTGCACAATAGCTTTTGACTGAATGGCAATTTAAACTCAGTATCATTGGTTGCAAATTGACTTTGACTCTCAATTAAAAATGAGCCATATTGCTCCTGGACATCATCAAGGTAGCGAGTATTCCAATAATCATCATCTTGCTCAAAATTAAACTTGTAATTTTTTGAACTAAAATTGATTGTTGGAGTGACAGTGATATCCTTTGACCTGTCCAATTTATAAGTCCAATCAATTGCATCTCCACTGGCATTGTAAAATTCTGACAATGGCTCAATCTCCAAAATACTTGGATCAGCTATTGATGGCTTGATATACAAATTGAATGCAGTGACCAATCCTTTAAAGAACTGATCACAAGTCATGTCAGGCAAGAATGAATCAAGATAGACTGTCCCTCCAGCTGATAAGGCTTGTTGTTGTTTTAAGAAATTTAAATCAGATGTATTGGATAGAATGTTGATTAATAAATTAAGATTGGTTAATCCTGTTCTTTGTACTGTGCAACTGACTAATCGGAATCTGACATCAAAATGTACCTCATCATTATAATTAACATTCAACATCCTTGAGTAATCAAATGAAAATGTCAAGCTTGTTGTGGTTGATGTGATGGATCCTGAATATAGTAAGTCATTACTCATCAAGATGTTATTCTTATATGTTAAAATTACAACCTCATATTCTCCATTAATTGTATATGCTCCAGATCCATCACCAGCAATTGTGATATCAAGATCATGATCACCAGCATAATTAATCTGATAAAGACCTTGAGATGCCACAACTATTCTCAATGGTGAAAATTCTTGAGCTTGATTCAAATCATCTTGGTTGATTGTAGCTGCATAATGAGCAAGTATCTCATAATCACTAATGCCAATAATATCTGGCTGTGAAGCAAAGTAAGTCACACCACTACCTCCAAACCCATTGCTTAAAAAGTAACCGCTTGATGTTGTTGTATTATCTTGTGTAGTGAATACACTCTCTCCTTCAGCTTGAGCTTGTGTGATGGTTGGCAAATCTCCTCCAGGATAAGCCATTAACAATCTCTTGAATCTTTGGCTATCAATGAATTGACTATCCCAAGTTATGCCAGCATAGTTGAAAGCTTTCTCCAATACCTCATAACAAAACACTTGTGGAGGAATATGCTCAACTCCAAAGGTGGCTGCTGATGGACGCGTGAATCCGTAATCAATCAAGCCGTAATAATACCCCTTACCAGTCCACCCTTGAGAGTCTTGATTGCTGGATGGTGATCCATTCAATTGGATAGTTCCACCCCATGTATCTTGTTGGTTGTCATATGTCAGAGCATGATTGTATTCTGACCAACCTAATTCATTCACCTTGATCTTAGCGAGCCTTGAGATGTAGTCAATGGTGTCACTTACCAGAGTAATGTCAAAGGACCATACTCCATCCATAAGCTTGCAACTCATCAACTGAGCTACACCATTGAACTCAAGCAAGCCATTCTGATAGTATTGACATTCTGCTTTAATGCTTGGATCAAAGTCAATGAAATCAGAATCAGTACCCGATATTGTCTCGGTAGCTGATAAAGTATACACACTCAACATAAGTGATGTATTGCTCTTTGTTCCTGGCAATGTGATAGTCTTGGACTTGTTGCCCTTGCGAGCTGTCAAGTCCTTGATGTCACTGATATTGAATGTCAATGGAAAGGGAGCATCTTGGTTGATGTCAACAAGCCTTCCATTAATGAATAATTCTCCAGCCATTAGTTCAGTTGTGATCTATATGTGTATGTTCTTTCAATTGTAATCTGCTCCTGGATTAATCCATCTCTCCTCCTATTTTTCAGCTGATAGCTTGAATTGGTCACTTTCACTGGCTCAAATTCAGTTGAATTGTTTTGCTCAAGATAAACCAAAGGAGAATCAAACAATGAATCAACAAGCCAATTCTGAACTGCCTCTGATATCCAGTCTGAATTCAAAACTAATTGCTTGCTCTTGGTCTTGGCAAAATGAATCTTTTGACCAGAGTACAATGGATATGTGTAGCTTGTGCCATCCCATACTCCAGGATCTCTCTGGTAGTCAAATGCCTGAACAGTTGCTGATTCTGTTGATACCAATGCAAAGGTAAATGAATCCCATGATCCAAGCTTATTCAACCAATGCAATCTATATGTCTCATATCTCTTGCAATCAGTATCCATGTAAATGTAATATGTCTCTGAGTTACTTGCTCCACCAACATCAACATAAACAAAATATTTATAACAATCATCAAAATCAATTTGAGTTATGGTTGAATTTGAAATGATAGCTTGTGGACCAACATTCAAAATGTTAAATTCAGAGGATGTCAATGAGATATTAAAATCTGATGCAATGACATTTCCTTGAATATCATACAACTCACAAGCCAAGGCAACACCAGCTCCTCCTGTTGGTTCCAAATATCCAACATATATATTCTCATCCATTCCACAAAGTTGTCTTGATGTCCTTGGAAAATATGTCAAGAATAAGCTCCCTTGAGTTACATTAGGATTATAATCTGCATCATCCCACACTCTCCACTCTGGATATTCAAGAGCTGCATTGAATGCTTTCAATGTTGTGCTTGTATCACTGGCTTGAATTGTGGGAGTTGATCCATACTTTTCATATACAATGATAGCATATGTGACCATTGAATTGGTGGCATCAAACTCAAGATCAGTTGTGATCTCTGGATTTCTTATCACACTTTGAACAGCTTCAGATACATCAATTCTGCCAAGAGTATTAAATTGCCTGAACACCTCTTGAGTCAATCTCAATGTGCTATCAATATAAACCTCAACAATAAAACTGAAATTCGGTTGTGCAGTCTGATTGCTGCTGAATGTGAACACCAATGGATTCCCAGCTGGTGCAATGAGTTGTGGCTCATCATATATTGTTACTGCCATTCTTTGTAAAATTTATTTCAAACATTAAACCAGTGAGCTCTGCCAAATCATTTCCAATCCTTTCAAGGACTTGATCAGTGATGACATTCTCAGTGATTCTCTTTGGTTGCAATCCTCTTTGCTTGATGTTGGATGCCACAGCATAAGCATGACTCATATCCAACCCTTTCCACTGGCTGATGGCTGTTGCCATATTGTGAGATACTCCAGGATAGTTGAATGAGAATTGACTGCCATAGTTGTTGGTGCCAACAGCATTGACTCCCTCATCAACAAATGGAAAGTAATCCTCAGCCTCTAATCTGAATGACAGCTGTCCAGTTGGTACCGGAATGATTGAGGCTGCCAATGCTCCAGTATTCTGAGCAACTCTCTTTGTGTAATCTCTGAACTCCTCAGCAAGCTGATTGGAAAGGCCAATGATAAACCTATCATAAGCATTCTGTGGCTGCTCAGCATCCTGAGTAGTTATTCCAAAGTCCTCAAGAAAATCAAACTCAGCCATTTCTTAATATGCGTTTTTGTTCGTTCTCATCCACTATCCTAAAATAGTTCATCCAGAATAATGTTGTCACATAAGGCTGTTGTGTAACCTTTGCCACACTGAGTCCCATTTCTTTGGATAGTCTATGAATGATAGTGGTCCAACTGAACCACTCTGAATCTTTAAGTCCTGCTCCATCATCATCATTTCCATCCTCTGCCTCGCCATCTGTATCCCTAATATAGCGAGCCTCCGCTTGTCCGATAAGTCCAAAAAAAAACTGAAGAAATTTAAGAACTCATCACCTGGAAAGTTTTCCTTGAATTCCTTGTATCTGGTTTCATTAGGATTCAGCACTCTTCCTCTATCATCCTCCTGGCAATACTCCATGCCTTTCTCAACATACATAATTGCCAATGCTTGACATGGATCTTGGCTGATATCCTCAATCAGTTTCAAGTCAATGATCTGACCAGTTGAGACATGACCAAAGTTTTTCTCAAAGCAATACACCTTGCCATTCACCTCAATCTCAGACTTTGGCTCCTGGTATTTATAAGTAACCAACAACTGGAGGAGATGGTTGGCAGCAACTTGAATTGATTCAATATCAGCTCGCTTGATCTTGTTGATTGACTCTCCACTGAATAGACTGAGCAACTGACATTGGAAGATTAACAGCTGAGTGATGTCATCATCTCTCTGCTCTTTCATTGCCTCGGCCATCATCAGCCAGCGAGTCATCTGTTCAGGGGTGCATGCTGATAGTGTGGTTGGTAGTTTTATCTCAAGTTGTTTCATACTCTCAAAGCCATATATCTTCCTCGGTTTGTGAATTCCTTTCTGCTATGCCAAGCCAATGCAGTTGACATCACTCCATCATCATGCAATCCAGCTGGTGCAGAATAACTCACATTCCTGGTATTCGGATTGTAAATATAGGAAAAATTATCAAGCTCATCTATCAACCATTGCTCATTGATAATTGAGATAGCTTGTTGCTCGAATGCCACAGCCAAGTCCTCAATGATGATTGGTTTTGTTTTGGAGCTTGTCACAAATGGATGAATCAGATTCTTGCACCTTGCCTGGAGCATCTCAAAGAACACATCTCCTTGATTGTTCACCTCCACCAATGTGATGGCATTGTATTGCTTAATCAACTCAGCAACCTTGTCAATTATCCTGGTCCATTCATCATGCCTCCATCTATCAGCCGTCACCATCTGACCATCTTGATTGAGGATGGATAGCACAGTGTAGTCATCAGCTCGGCCAATGTCAAGACCAGCGAACATCTTTGGAGTCTTGGATGCCGAGCCAATGCACTCATGAACATTCTTGAATATACCAGATGCATTATCAATGAACTCAGCCAAATACTCTTGTCTGAACACATGATCAGGCAATGACCTCTTCCTTTCATCCAATTCTCTTGGATCAATCATAGGATTGTCATAAGATGAATAATGAAAGTAGGCATAGCGATCATCATAGTTTGGCTGCATGCATAATCTATGAAAATGATTCTTGCCTTTTGGAGTTGAGATAAAGATAATCTTCTTTCCTTTGACCAGGACAGTTGCACTCAAGACTTCATCCCATAACTCTGGTCTGGTGAAAGCCATCTCATCCACAACCATATAGTCAAATGTGTTACCTCTGATATTATCTGGTCTCTCACCTGAAAAGAATTCAATTGTGGAGCCAAAGCCATTCACCAATAAATCTGACCTATTGAAATTAAACAAGCCACTCTTTGCAACTGCTCTCTCAAGATCAGCGAATACTTTCTTGCCTTGCTTATAAACTGGAGTGACCCAAGCTATGCGACAGCCTTTATCATTGATAGCCCACCAAAGTAGTTGATTGATTCCAAGCAAGGTCTTGCCAAACT